CTGTAGATACAACCATCGTAGGAGGTGATTCAGACCTTCTTAAAGCACCCACAATCACTGCTGGTGACCTCGGAGGGGCTGCTACAGGGCCTCAGCAGATTCCGACTACTGGTAATGAATATATCCGACCTAACGAGAAGATCATTAGCCCTGATGCTGAACTAGTCAGAATACACAATAACCCTGACGGGTCTAGTGTGCTTGTGTATAGCGATGGTGCTGAAGTATGGAATCCTAATGGTAAGAAGCCTGACTTTACTAAGTGGCCTACGACACCAACACCGGGAACAGTAGCTGAGACACAACAGCCTACAGACTGGAATAAGATCATTGATGAATGGTTAATCTTCAACCCTAATGCCACTAAAGAGCAGGCTAGGCAGGTTGGAGAGGCTGCTAATGTCCCTGCTGATATTCTTAATGCAAGGATAGAAGCTAGGTTCCCATCAGCCACTACAGCAACTGGCGGCACTGCAACTACCGGAGGCACAGGTGGCACCGGAGGAACTGGAGGCACCGGAGGTACAGGCGGTACTGGAAGCACAGCAGGCACTGGCGGCACCGCAGGTACTACAGTCACAACAGGCACTGGCGGTACTGGCGGCACTGGCGGTACTACAGGCACTGCAACCACCGCAGGCACAGGGACTACAGGGACTACGGCAACAGCTGGTACTGGTGTAGGGACTGGTGGTGGCACTGGCGGCGGTACTGGCAGGGGCACTGGTACAGGCACAGGAGCTGGCACAGGGATAGGTAATCTAAATCCTACTCGCACTACCGATGGCTTGTTTGGTGCTGACCTATTTAAGTTCCAGCAGGAATACAGCTTAGTTGGTAACTTGTTAAGCTACGGCAATAGAGGGATGTTTCGATGACATATCTTGACCTGATTAACAAGGTGCTTATCAGGCTCCGTGAGACTCAAGTAGCTACACCTACTGACACAGATTATGCACAGTTGGTTGGTTACTTGGTGAATGATGCCAAGAGCATTGTAGAGTCTGCTTGGGACTGGGCTGCCCTCCGCACTACTAAGACTATCACTGCCTACTCTGGTGATAACACCTATACTATCACTGGCTCTGGTGGGGACTATAAGTTCTTAGATGCTTATAACGATACCAGCAACTTCCGACTGAAGCTGTTAACTCAGAATGAGATGAATAACTTAATCAATCTGAACACAGCAGCTTCTTCTTCACCTGAATACTTTAGTCTCAATGGCTTGGACAGCAATGGGGATCAGAACATCATTGTGTATCCTACCCCTGACGCTACTTATACCCTGAAGTTCGACATGGTCATCAGGGAAGGTGAGTTGGAGGATGCCACTGATACCACTGCCATACCCTTCCGACCTATTGTGATGTACGCATGGGCTATGGCAACAAGGGAGCGGGGCGAGACCGGGGGCACTGCCGCACAGGAGATATTTGGCCTAGCCGATAGAGCCTTGGCAGACGCTGTAGCCTTGGAAGCTAATAAGTACCAAGCAGAGCTTCTCTGGAGACCTGTGTAATGGCGCAGCCCTTACAGACAATTACCATATCAGCGCCGGGGTTCTTTGGGATCAACACCCAAGACTCTCCTATTGGCCTGAATCCCGCCTTTGCTTCAATAGCTGATAACTGTGTTATTGACCAGTATGGCCGTATAGGGGCTAGGAGGGGATATTCTTATATCACTACTAATGCTACCCCGTTGGGCACCAGTGCTGGCATTGAGGCCCTGCACGAACATATTGAGGGTGATGGCTCATCGAAGTTCTTTAGTGCTGGTAACAATAAGATATTCTCCGGTACTACCACACTGACTGACCTCACGCCTGGTAGCTACACAATCACTGCTAACAATTGGAAGATAGTTTCCTTTAACAATGCTGTGTACTTCTTCCAGTATGATTATGAGCCACTTGTGTACCGAGAAAGCACAGGCACTATTGTCAAGATGTCTAGTGTCTCTGGAGCCGCTGGTACGCCTCCTGAAGGCAACGAAGGCATTGCAGCCTACGGCAGGCTCTGGGTGGCTAACCTGCCCTCTGACAAGTCTACGGTGTATTGGTCAGACCTACTATTGGGTTCTAAGTGGAATACAGGTTCTGCTGGCTCTATCAATGTCAGTGAGTACTGGCCTACAGGGTATGATGAGATTGTAGCTCTAGCGGCTCACAATGGCTTCCTGTACATCTTTGGTAAGAACTCTATCCTCATCTATTCTGGTGCCAATGACCCAGCGACGATGGTGTTGCAGGATGCCATCAGTAACATTGGCTGCATAGCCAGAGACTCTGTACAGAACACTGGTGGTGATATTATCTTCCTGAGTGCCCAAGGTGTTATGTCGCTTGGTAGGGTTATCCAAGAGAAGTCGGCACCTATCAAAGACATTAGCAAGAATGTCCGTAGTGACTTGACCTCTCTCATCCCGACTGAAACTGGGAACATCAGGTCACTATACAGCCCTGAAGAAGCCTTCTACATCGTAACCTTCCCTGTTAATAACATTGTCTATTGTTTTGACATGAGGGCACCGTTGCAGGATGGGGCACACAGGGCCACTACATGGTCTCACATTGAACCTTTGTGCATGATCCGCAGGAAGAATGGCACCATCTACTTTGGACATCCTGAAGGGATTAGCCAGTACCAAGGATTCTTGGATGATGACACCACATACCTGATGGAGTATTTCAGCATTCCGTTGGACTTTGGTAATGCTGCCAATCTGAAGTTTCTAAAGAACTTCACCCTGACCATTATTGGTGGATCAGACACACAGACCACTCTGAACTGGGGTTATGATTATACTTACTCTTATAAACAACGAACATTTACCTTTGGTGTTGGCGATATTGCTGAATATAACGTAGATGAGTTTGGAGTTGGTGAATATACACCAGGTATTCTTATTAACAGGCCCTCTGTACAAGGCAGTGGTTCTGGCACTGTAGTAACTGTTGGCATTCAAGCCATCATTAACGATAACTTGTTCTCTATTCAAAAGATGGACATCTTGGCGCTTATTGGGAGACTGATATGAGTTCTTATACCAAGACAACCAACTTTGCGACCAAGGACGCCCTCTCACCAGGGAACCCTGCCAAAGTGGTTAAAGGTACTGAAATCAATACTGAGTTCGATAACATCGAAACAGCGGTGAATAGTAAATCAGATAAGGCTAGTCCTACCTTCACAGGTACGGTGACTGCTACTACTGTCAACGTCTCTGGAACACTGACGGCTGGCACCATTGATGGGGGGACGTACTAATGGCTCTTTCGGATATTCTATCTGGTCTGCTTGGCGTAGGTGCCACAGGTGCCTTGGCTAACTATGGTGTCAGGGAGACTGAGCAGGCGGGCACAGCCGCTGCTAATCAACTGACAAACCTTGCAGGACAACTGCGGTCTGATCTTCAGTTCCGACCCTACACGGTCACTACAGGCACTGGCACCACTACCGCAGGCCCTACCGGCACTACCGTAGGGATTACACCAGAGCTAGAGGCTCTCCAGAACCAACTGAGGACTGGTGCAGGCTCTTTGTTTGGCACAGCCACAGCACCCCTACAGACTAGGGCAGCAGAGATCACAGCAGCCTTGGAAGCCGCAGCAGCCCCTAGCAGGGAGAGGGACTACCTTAGCTTGGAGAATCGATTGTTCCAGCAAGGCCGAGGCAACGTAAGCACAGCAGCCTTTGGTGGTACTCCTGAGCTTCTAGCCTTCAACAAGGCCCTAGAAGAACAAAGGATGATGAATGCTCTTACAGGACGCCAGCAGGCTATCGGAGAGCAGGCACAAGCCTATAACATAGGTGCTGGTATGCTCGGACAGTCCTTCCTACCCCAGCAGCAGGCATTGGCAGCCTTGGGTGTTGCTGTCAACCCGATGGAACTGGCTCAACGTATGCAGACTCAGCAGGCTGTTACGGGTGCTGAGCTTGCCCAGGCAGCAGCAGAGGCTCAGTTGCAGTCCTCGCAGCAGGCTAATGCGCTCCGTCAGATATACTTACAGCAGGCCCTACAGGGTCTCTTTGCTCCTCAATACTCTGTTACCAACGGTGTTGTTAACCAAGGTGCTAGCCTGATCGGTGGGCTTCTCGGTAGTCTGTTTAAATAAGAGGCATAGATAATGGCTAATGAAATGGTTCAAGGACTGTTGCAGAACCTGCTCCAGCCCCAGCAAGGCCCAGCACCGGCAGACATCATGACTGCTCTATCCTCTCGTAACCCTATGGCTGCTGTGTCAGCTATGCAGGCTCCCCAGCTATCCCAGATGTTCGGGCAGCAGTTCAGGGGCCTTATAGGAGGTCTCAGAGGACAGCCAGCGGCTATGACTGGCAACGAAGCCTACACACAGGCGGTGCAGCAGTTGTCGGCACAGCCTGACTTTATGAATACTTCTGATAGCTTGGCTAAGCTGGCAGCAGCGGCCTCTGCGGTGGGTAGGACACCAGAGGCTATGCAGTTCTCGATGCTGGCAAGTCAACGTAAGATGGAAGAACAAGAGCTTGCTAAACAACAGCAATTGGCTAATCAACAGGCGGCCCAGCAACAGAGTATGCGGCAGGGTTATTCCAGCTTGATTGTTAATTCCCCTACTTTGAATGACCAACAGAAAACAGACTTGGCAGCTATTGCGGCTAGTGGTGGCTTTGATGGAAAGACTGCCGACCTTCTGAAGTTAGCCTACCCTTCCTCAGAAGGCCGCTTCAGTATGGCAGGTAACCAAGCTGTATGGGATAACCAGACTGGTACATGGGCTGTAGGCGCTAGCCCCGCAGATGCTGCTAAGACCACTGGCGGAGCCGCACTAGCCGCTCCGACAGTCGCTGAAGCCCTCCCTGGCTTTGATGCAGACCAGTATGATCCACAATCTATAGGAAGGGCCAATAACGCCTACAGACAAGCTGCCACACCTCAAGAGAAGGAAGCAGCCTTGGCACTCCTAAAGCCTAAGGCCCGTGCTGGGGAGGAGTGGAGAACTGTTAATGGTGTCTCGGTACTCTACCCTGTCTCTGGTGAGCCTCGACGGGAAGCTAGTCAGGCTATCGCAGCCGCTAATGGGTCACGCCAGACGGCTCGGCGGAATGCTGAGAACTTCATTGATATTTCCGATAACATCCTTAAAGACATTTACAGTGGTAAGAGCACCGCAGGTGCTAAAGGGGCACTGCTTGGGTTTGTGCCAGGAACAACCTATTGGGATCAGCGAGTCGGTATTGATACCCTGAAAGCAAACCTTGGTATCGATGCTTTGTTTGAGGCACGAAGAAACTCAGCCAATGGTTCTTCAGGCTTTGGGCAGCTTACTCAGATGGAACTGAAGCGGCTTGAGGACAGGGTGCGTAGCCTTAGCCTTGCACAGACTGAAGGACAGTTTGTAGAGAACCTCACCAAGCTGCGGGAAGACTACGTTAACATCCTTAACAAGGATGGTGGTGAGATGACCATTGAAGATTACATTGGCATCAATAGACCGACTTCTGTGCAGACATCCAGCGGTAGGTACACTGTTGAAGAGGTCAATCAATAATGGCTAAGTACCGCATTACCGATAAGACCACTGGAAAGACAATGGTGGTTAGTGGGGAGACTCCTCCAACAGAAGCTGATATTGAGCAACTGTTTGCGAGTGTAGCTACACCAGCCGCTGATGTGCCCCCTGTACCTACGAGGCCGACACCACCGCCTAGTCCTACCATGCTGCAATATGGCAATGAACTGGCAGCAGGACTGGCGAGGCCCATAGCCAGTATCGTAGACACCATCATGTCTCCGGTTGCTGTGGGTTATCAATTAGCGACTGGTAAGCCTGCTATGTCTGCTAGTTCGATGGTGGCCCCGGTAGGCACCTATGCCCCTGACACCTTGGGGAGGATCATAGGGCTAGGGGGAGAAACTGCCATGTCTTCCTTGTCTGTAGGGCAGGCCGGTAGAACCTTTGTGTCCTCACTGTTGGACGATGCTGCTAGGGCGGGGGAGTCTGCCTTCCGTGGAGTACTGAGGCAGTTAGGCTCCTCTAAACCAGCAGATGATGTCCTTGGTGGTTTCATAGCAGGAACATCATCAGAAGCAGCTGGCGCTGCGGCTGAAGACTTAGGTGCCTCGCCAAACACTGCTCAGGCAGTGCGGAGCTTGGCAGGCTTAGGTGCCCCAGTAGCAGCGGCGCCTGTGTTGAACAGACTGACAAATAGAGTTAATGCTTTCATCACAAAGCCGGGTGCTGTGCCGACTGTTAATGAGATACGGGGAGCATCACGTGCCTTGTACCAGCAGGTGGAAGACTTGGGGATTGTGTTTAATGAAGCCGCTACCAAGCGTATAGTTGATGACATTCAGAACATAGTTACAGCAGAGGGCCTGACAACCCTGCGGGGAGAGACAACCCTTGGCTCACAGACCTTAAAGATTCTCAAGCTGCTAGGAGAGCCTGGAGAGTTTAACGGTACTTCTTTCTCCGTGTTGGACAAGGCACGATCTGCCTTTGCTGACATAGCATCAGGCACTGACAACGAAGCAAGGATAGCTCGGCAACTTAGAGATGCTGTAGATAACTTCCTATTGAATCCTTCCGTCGATGACGTAGCGGCAGTGCAGGCTTCTGGTGGCCGTGCACTACCATCCCCTACAATGGGCACAGAGGATAAGAATGCTATTTCAAGGACGCTGCTCAATGCCAGAGCCTTGTGGCGGAGGGCGAAGTCGGCAGAGATTATTGACGATGCCTTCTCTGATGCCAACGTAGCTTCGCTGGGGGCTGAAGGGCAGAACTATAACAAGGTATTGAATGACAACCTGAGAAACCTCTTACGCGATCCTAAGTATGCTACTCAATTCTCAGATGATGAGAGAAAGCAGATACAGGCAGTGCTACAGGGTGGCTCTGTCCGTAGAACCTTTGAAGCTATCCGTAACTTAGGTATATCCTCTGATAACTATATCAAAGCAACCTTACTGGGCACTGCTGGTGCTGCTGCTTATGGTTATTCAACACCTCAAGCTATGGCGTTTTTCTCTGGAGTGGTAGGTACCAAGGCCATAGCAGAGGCTTCCAAGGTAATCGCCTCTCAGTTCTTCAAGAACGATGCCAATGCAATGAGAGCTATCATGCGGGCTGGCCCTAATGCCCAAGTCATAGCGCGTACCTACTTGGCTAGGACTAGGCCGAGTGAGAGGAACCCTGCTGAATTGGCAGTGTTGTTCCGTAACTCAGGGGTAGACCTTAGTAAGTTAGCTGAGAAGCCCCCGATCCCTAGTGCCTTGGTGTCTGATGCTGTGGCTTTTGCCCAAGCCTTGGAAGCAATGCAGAACACAGCACAGGCGGTAGAAGGAGCAGGGCAATAAAAAACCCTGCATAGTAGGGGCGGACTATGCAGGGCGGAGGCAAGCTACAAGAGCTATTGATGTCTTATTGTAGGTCAGCTCAGGAGGGGGATTTCATTACTTCTAAGAGCTTGTTCAAGTACCACTGTGCTTTGTTTAAGTCCTGCTGAGGTTTGCCCTTGTAGTTGTATCGCCAGAGATACTTAAGGGCATTACCTTTCAAATATCCTTTAAACTCTTGTGGAGACATTGAAGCCTCAATAGCTTCGATGCACTCCACCTTGCCGTTGTTGTAGTGGGGTGGGTGATTCACCTCATCTACCTTCACCGTTGTTGCCATAGTGTTATCCACAAAGCGAGGCAGCCTACGCTCGCTGTACTGGTCATTCCTCAAAGCATTCCACTCCTCTGCTGTACCAGGCATATTACTCTCCGTATTTCTTTCTCAGGTAGTTAAGGCTGACGGGCATCTCATCGAAGGCTCCGTCCCTTACATCGTTAAGCATCCAGATACCCCGCCAGCTACCGTTCCCTTGGTTGCCGAGGTAGTCTTCCTCATGTTGGTAGAAGATACCAGCAAACAATGCCGTCATCCCCTTACCATCTGCCCTGCGTCCGTAGGCTATGTCCCTGTCCTGTACATGGCCCATGATGCAACTCATATGCTTCTTAGTCAAGAGAGCCTTAGCACTGGTGACGGGTCTCAGCATGGCACCGGAGGGGAAGTAATGACTGAAGGCAACACCATTGATGACAAAGACCTCAAGGAAGTCATACACCTCAAAGCCCCACTGCTCTAGGCCAAAGTCCTGATAGCCCATCATGCCTTCCAGCATGGCATCCGTGTTGATGGCTCTTTCAATCCTCTCCTCATGGTTGCCTATGCAGAAGATCAGCCGAGGCCTCCATACCTTGTGCTTGTTAGTGCGCTGGCGCTCCTGCTCTTGAATGATAGGGGCCATGAACTTAGCCATCCCCAGTCTGCCAGCTTCGATGTCCTTGGTGTATCGCCTGCCTTCAAAGGACTTCTTACCCTTGTCGTAGCTACTTAGGCTAGGCATATCCCAGTGGTCACCAATGAAGACAATGACATCAGGATACTTCTCTACTGCATACTGCCCTGCCCAAGTAAGATGATCCAAAGGCACTTCAGGCTTTACTTGAGTGTCTGGAATAACAAGTATTCTCATTTAATTCCCCATGATGCAGGTATGGTGTCTTCAGTGAAGTATCTGAAGCCGTTAAGGACTGCCCAGTCACCATGCGTCAGCCGAGAACCATCTACGCGCTTCCTTGCCCCCGGCATTGGTGTCTGAGCATTCCAGAAGATGAACACAAGTTCTTCGTTCTTATCCAGCCCCTGCTTTACATCAATGTACTTCCTAGCCTCGCCTCTGTCCCTGAAGCGTCCCTTGGCTTCTATGAAGACTGTCCAGCCTCCTTTGACTCTGTTATCGCGGTAGATGAAGTCAGGATGATAGGTCTTTACCTGAGTGTACTCTACCGTCTCCGTATGGCACTTACAGGCCCTTAGCTGGCGCTGGTGTAGCTCATACTCAAACCATGAGTCATAGCCCTTAGGTGGCTTCTGCTTGCTTCTTTTCTTCACTGCCTTGGGCCTCGGTATTCGTAGGGGGTATCCATATCTCACTCTCGTACCGCCTTAGCCATAGTAGCTTCCCGTTCTCAATAACTCTGGCAGTGTCGCCTTCGTACATCTCAACACACTTCTGAAACAACTGTAGCTCTGTCTTACACTCAGCTAGGGCCTTCATAGCCTTGGCTGGCCCTATGCCTCTGATGCCTATGACATTGTCTACCCTGTCCCCTGTGAGTATCTGGCTGTAGAAGAATACCAAGCCTTTCCAAGGGGTGACGGTGTAGTGGATGTCTTTGACAAAGTTATAGTGCTTACCAGGTATCTGATCCAAGTCCTTGTCGATTGAACAGATGACGCAGTTAGCACCACGCTCTGTAGCCTCTATGGCGATTAGATCGTCTGCTTCCTCGCCAGAGGAGACTACAGAGGGGTGTCTGTCACGCAGGTGGCTACGCACAGTGTCAAGATGCTCAGGCTTTTCTTTTGGCCTGTTGCCCTTGTAGGGGGCTGTGGTGGCAAGGGTGTTGCGGTAGTTCCCCTTGCCGGTCAGAAACACCTTGTAGTCATCGTTACCTGCCGTTGCGGTCTTATTAACGATGTTCCTGACATAGGTGTCAGCGATGGTGAGCAAGTCTGCTACCGACTCGGCCTCTTTCGAGAACACGGTACGGTAGCAGATGATGTCACCATCGATGAGGATCATTAGATGAAGTCCTCGTCATCCGAATCGCCAGCTTCGGGAGTGTATTCAACAAGGTTAGTAATCACTAACTTGGCAAGGCTAGGACTGACACCTTTCTTGTCGCCTACTGGGGCCTTCCATTCATAGGAACCAATCAAGGCATTAGCACTGGTGCCGTTGCCTATGTTAGTCCCTGTGATGGGATTGCCCTTGCCATCCAAGGCTTTGATGGGCCTGTTTGACTTGCAGGTAATGAACTTACCTTTCAGGTCATGCACCTTGGCAATGACTTTGATCTTTGCCAAAGACGCTACCTGCTCATCAGACAAGTTACCAATGTCTACCTGGTACTTGCCGGACATATCATTGACCTTCTCAAGGTTGGCCCAGAAGATGGTCACGTTCTTCAATGCTACTAAGTCTGACATATTGCCTCCTTTGTTGACGTTGCACTACGTAGTCTATGAAATCTCTATAGCTTGTCAAGCCCTTAATGCGTCTCCGCCCAGTTCTTACCGATCTTCGCCTCACCAGAGAGGGGGCAGTTCAACTTCAATACCTCCCCCGCCTCCTTAATAGCCAGTACCCCTAGCCTCGCCACTTCTTCAGCATGGTCTGGAGAAGCCTCTATCTGCCACTCATCATGAACATTCAACAGGAACCTAGCGTCTAGCTTGTACCGCTTCAGGCTCCGGTAGAGGATCACCAAGGCCTGCTTCATCACGATAGCCCCTGCTGACTGTAACAAGGTGTTCAGGCTGCTGTGGGCTGATCTGATCCTGAGCCTACGCTTGTCCAAGCCCTTCAGCGTAGCGTCAGTGACCTCGGCAGCCTTCTCGACATTGTGCTTGAGCCTCGCCAGCTTAGGCATATTCTCCATGAAGGTATCAATCAATACCATTCCCTCTCTAGCGCCTCCGCCGACGATGGCTCCGATCTTACCAGGGCCAGCACCATACAGCAGGGCATAGATGAATGTCTTGGCCTGATCCCTTGTCGGTAGTCCAGCAGCGGCTTGGTTCCTGCTGTGTACGTCAGTCTTGTCTTCCTTCTTCCCCTCAACTACTGACTTGGTGAAGTCATCGTCCTTCATGTAATGAGCCAGCATACATAGCTCTAAGGCACTGGCATCAATACCGACCATGACCTTCCCAAAGCTAGGCACAAACAGGCTACGGCATTCCTTACCGTAGGGGGCACCAACCGCAGGTATCTGAGCCAAGTTAGGGCTGTAGTGCGTCATGCGGCCTGTGACGGCACCGTTGGTGATTACCCTGCCCCTGATCTTGCCATCATTACCACAAGCCTTGATCCATGCCGCTACAAGCCCCAGCCGCTTCTGTAGCATCAGATACTCCGAGATCAGGGCAGACTCTGGTGTGTTGATCTTAGCCAGTACGTCTTCATCCACCTTGGGTAGCCCTGTCTCCGTAGTCTCAGGAAATACCACACCTAGCTGCTGTAGCCTGAAAGCTACTTGCTGCCTGCTACCGGGGTTGAACTCCTCCACCAAGTCTTTCAGCCGCTTCCCAGTCTTCTCCGAGTACCTCTCGGTGATGATCGGGGGGAACACCTGCTGCATCTGAGCCTCTATAGCCCTCATGCGATTCTCCAAGGTGTCTCTCAGGTTCAGAGCCTCCATGAACTCAAAGGTAATGCCATTCCTGACCTGCCCTTCGATGATGTATGCCACCTGATGTTCTAAGGTAATGCTGTCGGTAGAGAACTTCTCAGTCGCCAGTTGATTATACAAGTATTGATATAATTGCCTGGTGACTACGATGTCCTGCTTTGCATACTCTGCCATCTCCTCGGAATAACCATCATCATAGGCCCTGAACTCTCCCTTGGGTGTTCCCAGCCTAGCTCCCCAAGCCTCTAGGCTGTGTCCGTCAGGTAGTGCGGGGTTCCAGAGCCTCGACATGACCAAGGTGTCTACCATCTTCTTGAACGGTATCTTGATCCCCCACAGCCTCTCTAGCGCCGGCGCATCAAAGCCTATGAGATTATGATTAACGATCTCATCAGCGGCCTCGACAATGCACTTGCATTGCCACTTGTCTGTAGTGACTTGTGGCTCGCCATCATCAATGGCATAGGCTGCACACCATATCTGCTGGTGCGCTGTGTCGGTCTCTAGGTCAAGATAGAGTCTCATCTGAGAACTCCTTGAGGATAGCCACTGACCATAATGCCAGCCATGCCTTGAACTCATCCAGTGAGACATTCCCATCTAGGATGCCTTCAAATACTTCCTCAACTGCTTTAGTCATCATAATCATATCCCTCACCAGCCCAGCTATCGTCCACAACAGGCTTTAGGTCTTCTCTTTCGATAACCTCAAAGCTGCCCCTTATAGTTTCAAAACATTGATTGCACAGGTCTACATACTGCTTTGAGTCTTTTGCCTTCCTGGTTGCCTCAAAGTCCGTTAGTACACAGTCGCAGGCCAGGCATCTCATTGTTTCTTCAGCGCCTCAAAGCAATTGGGTATCTGAACGTGCATCATTATCGGGGCATCACTGCTTTTCCCCTTGGTTGCCATCAGCCACCAAGCCTTGGCATCCTCTTTGACCTTGGGTGTCAATGCCCTATCGCATACCGTCCCGTGGCTACAGAACTCCCAATAGGGGCACCATGTCTTATCCTTGTAGTTCATATGTCGTTACCTATTTCGGTCATCCGACCTGTTTGATTATCATACAGTAGGTTTGTAGCTACACCCGTCTTGCCGGTAATGCGGCTCTTAAGAACCCTGATCCTCACCGTGTTACGCTCTAGCTCATCGTCTGCTTGGCTATTGCGCTCTGCTGCTATCACTACGTCAGATAGCTGTGCAATGGCACCAGAGCCTCTGAGAAGCCCCAGGTGGACTGGTGCACCATTCTCCAAGGGCTTACCATCGGGCCGGGTGAGGTGGCTTACTATGTGCAGGCTACAGTGCGTCTGCTGCACTACCTCAGTCCGTAGACGGGTCATCAATTCATCAATGACCTGTCGTTCATTCTGACTGGCATCACCAGAGACCACAATAGAGATATGGTCTAAGATAAGGATACGGCTATTCAGAGCCTTTGCAAAGAACTTCAGGCGGCTGATGACGTTATCGATCTGGCTGCTCCCCCAGTGTTCCCACAGGTGGATGCGCTGCCCCAGCCCCAAGGTGTCATAGGCATCGTCGATGTCCTTGCCCTCATAAACGATCCCATCAAGGTGGATTGGCTTGTTAAGGTGCAGGCCAGCAATGCCTCGCATGGTGCGCTCCGGTGTCTCCTCAAGGAAGGCTAGGCCGATCTCCCTGTCTGTGGTGCGTAGGGCATGGTACACAATCTCCCGGAGGATGCTGCTCTTGCCTACCCCAGACCCTGCCGTCCAGCACACTAGCTCGGCGTCTCTGATGCCTCTCAGCATCTTGTTCAGGCCCTCCCAAGGGTAGAGTAGGGTAGGGGCCTCTACCGGCGTCTTCAGGGCCTCTCTGAGGCTCTCCCCTGAGATGATACCGTCAGGGGTGAACCGCTCTGCCCGCCACCATGCCTGGGAGAACTCAGCAGCCCTGCCAGCCTTGTAGTAATCACAGGCATCCTTCAGCCCTTCCGGGTGCTTCATTACCTTGGCCTTGCCTCCGAACAAGGCAGCCACTTCCTTCGCAGCAGCCCTGCCGGGATCGTCAGAGTCAAAGCTAATGACTATGCACTCATAGCTATCCAGCCACTCATAGCTGGCCTTACAGTTTGCTAAGGCCGCTTGGGCACCATTGGCTATGCTGACCACAGGGTACTTGCTGCCGAGTAGCTGGTAGGCCGCCATAGCGTCTTCCTCGCCCTCTGTGATGGTCACGTACTTACCACCACTGGGGAATAGCTGCTGACCGAACAGCAGGGTGCCTTTGGTCTCACCTACCCAAGGGAACCGCTTGTCAGGGTAGCGCATCTTAGCCGCTATGATCTGCGTAGGGTTCTTTGCTGAATAGTAACCATAGTAAACTTTCTCAGCAGTGTGCAGGGCCTTGTAGAGCTTTGCCGTCTCTGCCGTAATCCCCCGCTCAGGACACCCTACATACTCACCCGTGATGATGAGGTTCTCGACGGCTGAGAAGGCTGGCTTAGGTGTTGGCGTCTGCGCCAACGGAGCATGGTAATTATGCTCATAGAAGGTGTTCTTACAGCTAAAACAGTATATGGCTCCCTTGTCATCCAAGGCCGCAGCATCACTGCTACGGCACTTCTCCGTGTCAGGGCATGGAATGTGTGTCTTTATGAACATGATTTACTCCACTTGTCGTATTCGTCCATCTCGGCCAGTAAGGTGTCTAGATCAGCCTCATTGACGGTAGGATACCACTTAAGCACAAGGGCCTTATCGACTCCCCCTCTTACCTGGCAGGCGGCCATGTACAGAGTCTCTGTAGACTCCGACAGTACATAGGCTCCCATAATCTTTTCCAACATAAACACCCTCCATATTTGATACACAATCCTGAGTATAATCTCTACAGAGACACTAGAGATTCAGAGTCTCTAGAGATTAATAATCTTAAATGATAATAATTCTTAATAACCTCTAAGACACTAGTGACTCTGTACCTCTAGAGTCTCTATAGAGACACCAAAACACTGTAATTCAGAGCCTTGGTGCCTCATTAGAACATACCCCCTATACCTACCTATTGCCTAAGTCCCTAAAGTGCCTCTGAGGGCTTCTCAGAGGCTCTGGTGCCTATTCCCCGTCAGGGTCAAAGGCTGGGTTGTGTAACATTTGATCCATAGCCCTCTGAATTGCCTCTGCAATCGCAGGCCACTCGGCAGGGGTCATGGTGTAATCCATCTTTAAGCGTACACTGGTGCCTTTCACCTCTAGCTGGAATACCTCATCGTCCAGATAGTCCAATGCTTCCATCGTCGTTGGGTACAGTCTGATCTTTTTCATATTGCCTCCTTAATTAGAAACTGCATATTGATTCGATCATTGTCGGCACTACCCACAGAACCACCAGCACCACTACCAGAACAGCTAGCACCACCAGATCATCCTTATTTGTCATCTCAGCGTCTCCTCGGCCTTGATGAAGACCCCTGCGCTGTTTATGTGCCCCTTTCGATCCTTGATGTCAGCGTAGGCAGCCGCTAGGCACTCCTGCAAGGTCAGGCCGCTCATGATGGCAAGGTTATTCAGCACCACTAAAGCATCGCCTATGTCATCAGCTACGCTTCTGTTCTTGGCGATTGATGATGCCAGTTCACCTATTTCCTCAATTAGCTTCAGCATCTGAGTCTCACGCTTGCCATTCTTGAAGATCAGCCGTGCCTCGCTCCAGCCAGTACACTTAGCCACCAGACTATCTAGGCTCTCAGGCCGCTGCTTCTCCAATGGTGCCATGTTGATCTGTCTTTTGAGTATATCGATTAGGTCTTTCATCATTCCTTACCTCTCTTGATTACAAAATGCCTTGCGGCGGTGCCGTCTTCATACCTTTTTGCATATACACCCTCACCTGGTTCGCACTGGGTGATCTTGCCGCCCCTCTTGAGGTAGGCTGCGATATGCTGCGGTATATCATCGAACCATGCCTCTTTTGTACGGCTAAAAGAATCCTGCTCTTTATAATAGAATTCATCACGCAATGTCATTTTTCTTCCTCCTCGTTACCTTATATTTAGGTGTTAAACTGCTTTTCAGTGTCTTCTAGTGCTCTATACCAACCCGGTAAATTAGAAAGATTGATCTTGTGTTTATCCATCTGATCGCATAACTCATTTAAGCAATCTTTTACAATCATCTGGGCGAACTTTTGTACTTCTACTAGGTCAGCATGACCATGAATGAAACATCTTCGCGGAGTTTCGTTATCCACATAGTTTAGTAATCCTGCACCTAAAGCAAGATCTTCGATTCGTTCGTTCATATTCTTTTTTTTGATCTCGTCACACACTTTTGCGCACTCCTCACGCTCATGCTTGACGACAAGGTTGGCGAACCTTTCGAGACGCCTACAAAAGCCGTCAGTTTCATCGAAGGATGGGGGCATCTCCCACCACGACTGCTGCGCCATGCGGATGATGTCGTCGCGTGTCATTTCTCACCTCTCGCACGTATGGCGACGACGCATTCAAGAGCGGTTCCCGTCTCAAGCCCTTTCCTGTGATTCCACACGTCTTCGCATGCCTTCGCACACGCCTCACGCTCTGCTGCTGCGACAAGGGCAGCGAAGTGTTCAACTTCTTTCAGATGCAACAAGCGCCAGGTGTCGTACTCGTACGGCAATTTAGCCTGCTTCGCCATCTTGATAATGTCGTCTCGTGTCATGTGTTCTTCTCCTTTAGTTTGACTTCAATAGCCCTAACAAATGCAAGCACATCTTCGTATTCCCAGTGCTGCCCGGGCGCAGGCCACGTCGGATTGATCTCGTGCAATTCAGGTTCAGTCAGCGGCTTTCGCTGGATCGGGGCGTGAACCATGAGATCGCCTTCCCACACAGCACCGCAGACGCAGGTCACAGTGTTTTGCTCAGGCTCGGCAAGCGCAGCGCGTAAGGCGTTGACAGCAAGTCGGCCTCTGACCACGTCTTGTCTAGCAATCATCGCGTTATCGCTCAAGTAAGTAAGATCCTTTTCAAAAGCCAAAGACAACGCCTCAAGGCCTTGCTCCGCGGCCTGTCTAAATTTGCTCATACCTCACCCCTTGCTCTGATGGCTGCGGCGCATTGTCGGTTCTCATAATCCTCACGCTGCATTCCAGCTTCATTGGTTATGCGGTTATCACACACCTTTGCACACGCCTCGCGCTCATGCTTGGCGACAAGGTTGGCGAAGCGTTCAAGCAGTCGCAGCGTCCAAGGGTCAAGTTGCCCCAAATGTCCCGGGTAGTCTTGCGTGACAAGCTCGTGATGCGCCTCCCGCGCCATGCGGATGATGTCGTCTCTGGTCATTTCCCTGCCTCCACCAGCTTCGCCAGCAGTCCGCACGGATCGAAGTGCGCCCATGCTTTTTCTGGATCGCCTGATGCCGACGCTGCCGCCAAAGCCGCTTCAGCTGCCCAAGCCGCTTCAGCCGCCCAACCCCCCGCCGCCCTAGCCGCCGCCCAAGCCGCCCAAGCCGCCCAAGCCGCCCGAGCCGCCCAATCCGCCGATTCAGTCGCCCAACCCTCCGCCTCAGCCGATTCAGCCGCCTCATCCGCCCAACCCCCCGCCACCCTAGCCGCCTTCCGCGTTCTCTTCTGATACATATCACGCCATTGCTCGCCGTACCCTCCCGCGTCCGCAATCGGTTGAACATACGGCAGCACGACTGTCCACAGCCAGTCCTTGATGAGCGTCAGCCGCTCCGGCTCATGGTCTCTACCCGTACCGGCAGCCAAAGGCAGCAGGGACTTCCATGCCTTTGAGTTGCGCATAGCGTCCGGCATAGCGTCCTGTACGTGGATGATCCAGTCGCCAATAACCGCGCTCATGCAGTCGGGAACCTCGTCGGTCAGTCGTCCGGTCAGAGCGAGGTTAATCGCTGCGATCGAACACGCGCTGTGCTCGTCGCCCAGTCCGCTCGGCAAGGTCATTGAGTTTACTTTTGCCGCAATTGCGTCTTTCTGTTCAGCCGTTAGCGTCATTTCCCCACCTCAATAAGTTTTTCCAAAAGCCCACAAGGATCAAAGTGCGCCCATGCTTTTTCGGGATCGCCGGATGCCAATGTTGACGCCAAAGCCGCTTCAGCCGCCTCCCTAGCCGCCCAAGCCGCCCCAGCCGCGGCTTCAGCCGCCGCCCAAGCCGCCTCAGCCGCCCGATCCGCCGCCCAAGCCGCCCAAGTCGCCCGAGCCGCCCAAGCCGCCCCAGCCGCCTCCCTAGCCGCCGCTGGCGTTCGTAGCTTGCACACAGCGCGCCACTTCTTTCCGTACCCGCCCGCATCTGCTACAGGCTGGAGGTATGGCAGCACTGTGCCCCACATCCACTCCAAGATGAGCGCCACCCGCTCCCGCTCATGGTCTCTACCCGTGCCAGCCGCTAGGGGCAGCAAGCCTTTCCACGCCTTTGAGTTGCGCATTTTTTGAGGCATCGCGTCCTGTACTTGGATGATCCATTTACCAACCACTTCACTCATGCAGGCGGGAATCTCGTCGGTCAGCCTCCCGCTCAAGGCCAAATTGATCGCTGCGATCGAACACGCGCTGTGTTCGTCGCCCATGCCTCTAGGCAGGGTCATGCCGTTCACCTTTGCCGCAATAGCGGCTTGTTGCTCAATTGTTAGTGTCATTGGCTTCCTCCTCTCTATGTTCCTTCATTGCCTTAAAGAGTCTATCAGTTATGTTGATTGCATTAGCTACCGTTGAGTCAGGATACAGGCGGCAGGTTTTGACTTGATCCTCCCCTGCCAGGATGCCCTGCAACGCCAAGACGTAGCACAATTCTTTTGTGGTGAGAGTTTCCAAATCCGTCATATAACCTCCATCCCTCTTTTCTCTAGTGCCTTGTAATGTTCCCGCCGTATATGGGACAGATAGCGCCCCAACACTTCCTCCCGCGTGAGGCCGTGAAACACTAGCCCAGGCGCCTTTAGCTGCCACCAATTAACGCTTATTTGCCGAATAGTCATTTAACTGCCTCCTGTGACTGCTTAATAGTCATCGCCTTGTTCCCTCTCCATATCCTCAAGGTCACATAGCACTGCCCGCCCATTGATTCCTTCCATAACATCCTCAAGCCTTTCTAGCACCGCGTCACTAATCGATGCCTCGCCGTAGCCTACTAGGCCACGCATGAGGGCCTCTTGCGCTCGCGGTAAGATGAATTCCACGAACCACTCATCCCGTAGTGTCGGCGATGCCGTCTCATACCATTGATAAAGCGTCCGGAGCGCCTTCCGAGGCTCCCGTATTCGATATTCAGGACAATCGTAGTCCGCCATGTTGGCGATGCTGCCGTCCTGCCAGCACTCGCGTAAAGTCTCTCTTTCAAAGTCATACATTAGTCACTACCTCCCAAGTTGTGGTGCGTTTCTATTTCCCGACTGGCATATATTTCACCCGCCAGTTCCTCTATCTGACTAGGCCAGACTGTCGCATGGTACTCCTCGGCGTATCTGTCTGCTAACTCCGCCAGGCATTGCGTACTATCCCGCAGATAAGACTCTGCGGCGTAATAGAGTGCCTGATCGTCATCATTCCATCGAACCAGCACTCGCTGCAATAGGCTGGCGTATTCGTCGCCGTGTTTATAGGTGATGGTAGGCATAGACTTTATTCCGCGCTTTCTTCGTTTTCCACAATGGCGCATCCTGTACACGCCACAGTCTAAGATTGCCCTCATCATCCTTCTGCAATTGGAAGGCCCAAGGTGCATGGCGGCAGCGATACATGGATGCCGCATGATACACAGAGGCCTTCGATGCCTCGGTGATTATAAAAGAGTCCCCTATTGCCATATCGGCGAAAGGATAAACAGGCTCACGCCCCCTTCGGTGCTGCTTCTCTGGTGGCTCTTTGTCTCTCAATATTTTAAAAGTCATGAGTCCCTTCCTTGCCGTGTTCTACGGCTACCGTCATCAGTCTAACGTGCCAGGATGCCCCCTGATCGATGCCCCAGTAGTCATACACTAGGTCGCCCTGCTGCTGTGAGAGCGTTACGTTAGGCGACCAGTGATTGCACCTTGCCCGTAGTGCGTCATGTAGTGCAGACCACAATGGTGAGCATACAGGCCCGCCGTAGACCGGCACAGGCCCGCCTTCACGGATTGAATGCTCTACCGCTTGGCGAGCGTAATAGATTGCTGTCGTCATAGAAAGGCGCCTCCCAGCGCCATAACTGCCAGACAGTATCCGGCGGCAAAGAGAAAGAGACTAACAAATAGCCATTCAATTATTGTCTTAATCATTACCTTACCCCCTTAGTAATACCAGCCGCCCTCACTGCCTTAGCCCAGTACTTTTGAGATATGGCATCCCGTCCTGGATGGATTGAATAAAGCGTTTCCTCCCCCGTGCGGTAATCAATTCCCGCGTAGGAGGAAGTCCAGCTAGGGATTCCATGCGAACACGAAGGCACTAGGTGATCCTCCAGCAATTGTACTAATTCCCGAAACGACACCTTATCATCCTCATAGCAGAAGCCGTTTTCGGCAGCCTCGCCATGTTCCGCCGATGCCGGCGTTATTACTTCGAAAGAGCGGGATATGGTAATCATTGCCTTAATTATCCTTTTGCGATTAGTTTGTAAGATTTTGTCATTTTACGGCCATGCGCGGGATACGCGACCACAGGAATACTCTTATCCCAGCAAGAGCGGCAATCGCCACATTTACCGTCGCGAGTGTAGGCTGCACAAACTTCCATACCTTCGCCGGCATCTTCAAAATATTGCACAATCGTGCTGGTAGTCTCTCCCGGTATTGTTTCGCCAGTGATTGAATCAGACGAATAACGTACCACTACATTGGGTAGTGCCTGCATAGATTCAAAGATTGGCAGAAATTTACTAAATTTATACATACGGGTTGGCAGCCAGTGTTGGCACCACGGCGTCGCCTGCATAACTGCTAGGATCTTACGCGCTAGTCTAAGGTCATAACAATCGCCTGAATCGAACCAGCGGAAATATCTGCTATTGTCTAGGGCAGATACCATGTCAGCTACCCATTCGTCACGCTTCCAATCTTCCCTATTGTGGCGACGCGGCTCAATTACATTGGCAAACCTATAATTGCCATCCGTCGCATAGCAGCCACTACAAGCTGCCACTAGCTTGCCAGTGGCATCAACACTGCCAGGGCATGTTTCTAGTGCCTGTAATGACCACGATAAGCATGGCATTTTGCTTGGCTTCGATAGTTTGATCATTGTCTGATCCTCTTGGTAGTGCGCCGCCGGATGCCGCGCTCGCTGTATATAGTGCACGACCTGTGCCAATTGTGGGTATCATTGTGATATTCTTTAAAACACCAATACAATCATAGAGTTATGAAAACACTACAGACTGTGAGGATACACAAGGCACCAAGGCAATTGTGTTACTTTGATACCTTAGGTAACGGATGAGGTAACAGTATGTTACTGGCGGTAACAGTAAGGGCTGAGGAAGGACTCTATAGGGTACTACATCGCCCTTCATCATCCGTCAAAGTCCCGTCAGCTACCGTCAAAACTTTGACACCTAGCGTCAATTATTTGACACCCCCAGGACACAGTAGACACTAGCGCTCTGCCGTAGTATCCAAACGGATATAACGGACACTGGCGACTCGGCAGGCTGCGGAGGCTGCGGAGGCACCGGCACCACGATCGAGGCCGGGGGAGGGGGACGCTGCTGTGGGATTGTGGCAGGACCAACCCAGATACAAAATAGGGTAAATTAGGACTTAAGAGACACCAAGAGATGACTATTGAGGCTCTAGAGGATTATAAGATATTAATTATCATAAGTCTTTGAATAGATAAGGAAAAGCTATCGCGGACTGCGGAGACAAGGAGTCAGCCTAGGCCCGCAGCAAGCAAGGCTAGCTTCCTAAGGATATTGGTGTCAGTTCTTATCGTCCCCCTATACCCAGAGAGATGTGGTTCGTATAGGGACTCTGGGGTCACTGTATATATACCAGAGAAGCCCTACAGGAGACCTTATAAACACCATACTAATTGTAAGGTTATAGACCCATTTGGTCAGTGAACTATATAGACCTTCAGAGGATCGATATAAAACACAAGTCCTAAGAGGTTTTTAGGGCTTAAGTGTTGACTTTCTTCTAAAAATATGATAAAATATATGTATTAGAAAAAAGAGTTTAAGAGACACCAAGGTATTGCAAGAGCTGCTTAAGACCTTGGTGACCTTTAAGAAGTAGTAATTAAGAATTAAATTATAAGTGTTCTAAGAGTTGCTAGAGACTCTGAACCACTGGTGTCTATATAGAGGGGATACCTATGCCTTTAAAAAAGGGTTATTCAAAGAAGACGATCTCTGAGAACATCTCCAGAGAGATGAAGTCTGGCAAGCCCCAGAAGCAGGCCATAGCGATTGCTTTGGACACTGCCCGTAGAGCTAAGAAGAAAAAGAGTAAGAAGTGAGTGAATCTGGTGTCCCAGAAGAGGCTAAGAGGAAGGGTAGACCTCCTAAGTCTGAGCTAGCCAAGAACACCCCCGGCAAGCTCACCAAGCGTGGTAGACCTCCTGGTGAGGCTGCTGCGATGGCAGAGTTCAAGGCTAGGATACTGACATCTCCTAAGTCTGTTAAGGTCATCGAAGCTATCTTGAATGCTGCTTTGGATGATGACCATAAGAATCAAGCAGCGGCTTGGAAGATTCTGATGGATAGGATGGTGCCCTTGGCAGAGTTTGAGAAGGGTGCTAATACCAAACCATCTGTTACTATCAATATTACTGGTATTGGCACTTCTGCCTCTATTGACGGAGAGGTCATTGAAGGTGACTACGAAGAAGGCCAAGAAGAAGACTCCTAGAGAATATATTGAAAGAGAAGCTGTGTTGTCTGAGCCATTGATTGAGATGGTGCTTGCAACGATAGCTGATGGTTATGACCCCCGTAGGTGCCCTAGCTGCTCTAGGAAGCAGATGGTAAACATCTATTGGGACTATCTCGAAGCGAAAGGTGTAGAAGACTCTGCCGAATCTAAAATAGATATGATGGTGGATATACTGACGTTAGGGTGGTCTAAGGGGGTCTCCCTTATTGGCACTAAGGCCATAGCAGACGTAGTAGAGGCTGCTCAGAGGGATGTGGTAGAAGGTAGTAAGTTATTCCGTAATCTATTAACCAGTAGGACACCATGCTGCAATCAATAGGGAAGGCTCTTACCGCTGGTGGCACTACTAAGTTGTTTACTGTGCCTGATGGTTTTATGGCTGTTGTGGAGCTAATCCGAGTCACTAATGGTGCGGGAGGCTCCCATGACTTCAGCATCACTTGGAACAATGGCACTGCTGTACTGGTGTACCCTACAACCTCGTTAGCCTCTAAATCTACTTATACCTTTGGTGAGAAGAATGAGAGGCTGGTGCTTCGAGAGGGGGATGATATTAGCCTTACAGCATCAGCCTCCAGTGACTTGACAGCCATTGCTACTTTAGACATTATCCGTACTGAAAAGACACCGTATAACCTCTAGTGTCTAGTCTAAACATCAAGCTGCTTAACTGGCAGCAGAAGGTATGGAAACACCCTGCAAGGTTCCAGATAGTGGCGGCAGGGCGTCGGTGTGGTAAGTCTAGGCTGGCTGCTAGCAAGCTCTTGGTGAAGGCCCTAGAGGCTAAGTCAGGCACCGTATTCTATGTGGCCCCCACCCAAGGCCAAGCCCGTGACATCATGTGGCAGTTGCTTCTGGAGATGGGTCACCCTGTCATTAAAGGCCACCATGTCAATAATCTTGAGATTACCCTAATCAATGGGATCAAGATAAGACTGAAGGGTGCTGACAGGCCAGAGACCATGCGTGGTGTCTCTCTGTTCTACCTGGTGCTTGATGAATATGCAGACATCAGGCCGGATGTGTGGGAACAGATTCTGAGACCTGCATTGGCTGACTTGAAAGGGGAAGCCATGTTCATTGGTACTCCGATGGGTCGTAACCACTTCTATGACCTGTTCAAGTATGCAGAGCTTTCAGAGGATGAAGATTGGAAGGCTTGGCACTTTACCTCCTATGACAATGAGACCATTGATCCGAAGGAGATAGAGGCGGCTAAGAGGTCTATGTCCTCCTATGCCTTCCGTCAGGAGTTCATGGCTTCTTTTGAATCTTTAGGCTCTGAGATATTCAAGGAAGACTGGATACGGTACGGGGAAGAACCAGACGCTGGTGATTACTACATTGCCATCGACCTTGCAGGCTTCAAAGAAGCGGGGAAGATAAAGACTAAGAATGCAAAGCTGGACGAGTCTGCTATTGCCGTAGTGAAGGTGACACCACAAGGAGAGTGGTGGGTAGCTAACATCATCAGGGGACGCTGGGAGCTAGGACAGACGGTAGAGAAGATATTCCAAGCCGTCAGGGACTATAAGCCAGTAGCGGTAGGCATAGAGAAGGGTATTGCAAGGCAGGCGGTTATGGAGCCTTTGTGCGACATGATGCGCAAGTACAACATCTTCTTCAATGTGAAAGAGCTTACGCATGGTAACCAGAAGAAGATTGACAGGATTGTCTGGGCCTTACAGGGACGTTTCGAGAACAGCAGGGTCAGGATAAACAGGGGCGAGTGGAATGAACAGCTTCTAGATCAGTTGTTCCAGTTCCCGAATGACTTAGTACATGATGACTTAGTAGATGCCTTGTCTTATGTGGCTCAGTTAGCCACTATCCCTTATGGGATTGATGAGTTTGAAGAAACTGACTACGAGCCTTTAGACAGCATTTCGGGGTATTGATTGTGGAGAAACTAATGGATTATATAGATGCCGAACCCGGTGATTTCTCTCTAGAGGAGACTCTGGAAGGCTGGGTCATGACGAAGGTAGAGGAATGGCGTGAGCATTATGAGAATAACTATCAGCGCCGCCATGACGAATACTACCGCATCTGGAGAGGCGTCTGGGCTGCTGAAGATCGCACCAGGGACTCAGAGCGTAGTCGTCTCATTAGCCCTGCCACGCAGCAGGCTGTGGAGTCTGCCGTAGCAGAACTGGAAGAAGCCACCTTTGGCCGGGGTGTTTGGTTCGACATCAGTGATGATCTTGTTGATGCACAGAAGCAGGATATTGAATTCTTAAAGCGTAAGCTGCATGAGGACTTCAAGAAGCAGAAGATACGCAAGAGTATTGCAGAATCCCTCATCAATGCCGCTGTGTTTGGCACTGGCATTGCAGAAGTAGTGCTAGAAGAAGTCAAGGAGATGGCACCAGCCACCGAACCAGTCCTCGGAGGGCAGCTTACTGCTGTTGGTGTCAACATCCAGAACCGCACAGTAGTGAAGATGCGGTCTATTCTACCTCAGAACTTCCTCATTGACCCCGCCGCGTGCAGCATTGAGGAGGCTTTGGGTGTAGCTATTGATGAATATGTGCCTGCTCACAGCATCGAACTCATGCAGGAGAAGGGGGTTTACAAGAAAATCCCTATCCGGAACGCCATAACCGACCTAGACCTAGAAGAAGATAAGACCCTTACAGTCCCAGAGACTGATAAGACCCAAAAGACCACCTATTATGGTTTGGTGCCTCGTCATTTGCTGAAAAAAGCACAGCAAGAGGACGGTGAAGTCATTGTTTTGACTGATTCTGAAGATGATAAATCATATTATGTAGAAGCAATCGTAGTGCTGGCTAACGGTGGTGACCTTCTGAAGGCGGAAGAAACCCCGTATATGATGCAGGATAGGCCCGTTGTAGCGTTCCCGTGGGACATTGTGCCTGGTAAGTTCTGGGGACGGGGCATTTGTGAGAAAGCCTACAACAGTCAGAAGGCGCTGGATGCTGAACTTCGTGCGCGTCAGGATGTGTTGGCGCTTACGGTTCACCCGATGGTGGGTATTGACTCCACAAGACTCCCTCGCGGCATGAACACAGAGGTTCGTCCTGGTAAGACCATTCTGACTGTTGGAAGGCCCTCTGAGATCATCGAACCCATCAAGCTAGGTGGCGTTGATCAGGTGACCTTTGTGCAGGCAGAGGCTCTCCAGCGTATGCTCCAGATGGCTACTGGCGCTATTGACTCTGCTGGTATCCCCGGCTCCATCAATGGGGACTCTACCGCTGCTGGCATCTCCATGAGTCTTGGTGCCATCATCAAGCGCCACAAGCGCACTCTGATTAACTTCCAAGAATCATTCATTATTCCGTTTGTGGAAAAGGCTGCATGGCGTTATATGCAGTTTGATCCTGAGAGCTATCCAGTTGCTGATTACAAGTTTGTAGCTACATCCTCATTGGGCATCATAGCCCGTGAGTATGAAGTCACCCAGCTTGTTCAGTTGCTGCAAACCATGTCGGCTGAGTCCCCGTTGTACCCTGTCTTGATCCAATCGATCATAGATAATATGAACATAGCCAACCGTGAGGAACTGAAGACGGCTATGCAACAGGCAGCTCAGCCTTCGCCAGAGGCACAGCAGGCCCAGCAGATGGCTGTGGAGGCTGACCTTCGCTTCAAAGGCTCTCAGGCGGCTGCTCTGGAAGGACAGGCTGCTGAGTCTCAGGCAAGGGCAGCTAAGTACGTTGAAGAAACCCGTATCCTTCCTCTTGAGATTGCCCTTAAGAATATGCCTGATGACCCCAGCAATGCTGACTTCCAGCGCCGTCTGCAACTAGCAGATACCATGCTGAGAGAGCGTGAGATTGCTGTAAAAGAGCGTAGTGGAGCGCCCAATGCCTAAAGACCCCCGCCTAGAACGTGCTGGTGTAGAAGGTTATAACAAGCCTAAAAGAACTCCGAACCACCCTACCAAGAGTCATGTAGTGGTTGCCAAGGAAGGCGACCAAGTAAAGACCATCAGGTTTGGTCAGCAAGGCGTTAGTGGTAGCCCTAAGAAGAAAGGTGAGTCTGAGTCTTACAGGAAGCGGCGAGAGTCCTTTAAGGCCAGACACGCTCAGAACATATCCAAGGGAAAGATGTCTGCTGCGTACTGGGCAGACAAGGTTAAATGGTGATTATGCTTACTAAGACTGAGATTGAGAACATCATTAAACAGGTCAATGAGAGCTTTGTTGAAGACCGCAAGCGTTTAACTAAACTAGAAGCTAAAGTGGCTGAGCTTGAGAAGAATAATCAGAAATCCACCAAGAAGGCGGAAGCCGCATGACTTTGAAAGATGACAGTAAGATCGAACTGTTCCTATCCCTGATGGCTTACTCCAATGGGAACTGGAACTGTGATGATGTTACTAGGGCTTATGAATATCTCAAAAAAGAGATAACCACTGAAACCACGCCTATGAAGCTGGTAAAGATTGAAAAGCCCCAAGGCCCAGTTACTCATTGACTTTTCCACAGAATTGTGGTATAATAAAGGTGTATATTGAATAAAGAATTAGAAGACTACTACAATAACTATTTAGACCTCTTTGCCCTTCCTGGTTGGAAGCAGCTCTTAGATAACCTAAGACTAACTGCCGAGACCGTCAATAACGTAGCTACAATTCGTGATTGTCGAGACCTTGACTACCGTCAGGGACAACTCGCCGCCATCACAACTTTGCTGAACTTTCAGGACACCATCTCCCAGACTATTGCCTCACTGGAGGCTCAGGGGGCTGATGATGCTGTTTGATTTCAAGTGCCCTTCCGGCCATGTCTTTGAACGCAATGTCTCCTCCTCTGTGAGAGAGGCTACCTGTCCTGACTGCAACAGCACCTCTATTCGTGTTATCTCAGCCCCTAGCTTGAAGATACCTTTTAATGCCGATTACCCCGGAGCCTCCTATAAGTGGGCTAGGTATCACGAGAAGGGTTCTAAGAAATACGACTAACGAACAGTCAACCACTAGCCAAGTGGCCTGTTTATATTCTCCACAATGCTAAGTCACGGAGTGAATAATGGCTGAACTACTTAACGAGCGTCAATTGGAAAATGAGATAGCTGCTCTTGAAGCCTTGGAGATCAAGGATAAGGCAGAAGAACCTGCCCAGCCTTCTGAGGAGCTTCCAGAAAAGTATCGCAACAAATCCCTACAGGACATTGTCAGGATGCACCAAGAGGCCGAGAAGGCTATGGGGCGTCAGGCTAATGAGGTAGGCGAACTGCGAAAGGCAGTGGATGATCTCATAACCAAACAGACAGAACTTGTTATCAAAAAAGAACCTGTCAAAGAAGTTGATTTCTTTAGCGATCCAGAAGGGGCTGTCTCACAGACAATCGAAAAGCATCCAGCCTTCCAAGAGCTTCGTAGCCTAACGCAGAAGCAGAAGCAGGCAACGGCACAAGCAGAGATGCTTCGCCGTCACCCAGATGCCCATGACTTGTTGGTGAATGAGGGTTTCCTAAACTGGATTGGTAGCTCTAAGGTTCGTCAGGCTTTGTTGTTGAGGGCTGACAAGGAGTATGACGTAGATGCCGCAGATGAGTTGTTCTCACTGTGGAAAGAACGTCAGGGCCTTGTGAATCAGGCGGCGACGTCTGAACAGACCTCTCGCAAGGAGACTGTGCGTCGCGCAGCCTCTGGCAACAACAACGTAGCTGCTGAACCACAGCCTAAGAAGAAGTTCCGACGACAGGACATTATCACACTGATGAAAGATGACCCCGATCGGTATGCTGCCTTAGCCGCTGAGATTCGGCAGGCGTATGCAGAGAAACGGGTTATTAACTAGCCTTCTAGGAGAATATCATGGCTACTTCAACTTACCCCACAATGACCGGCGCGGTTGGCCTTACTGAAGCCGCGACCTTTATTCCCGAACTTTGGTCTGACGAGATTCGCGCCTCTTACGAGAAGAATCTTGTACTGGCTCGCCTGGTTAAGCGTCTTTCGATGAAAGGCAAGAAAGGCGACACCATGCACATCCCGGCTCCGACCCGTGGCAGTGCATACGCCAAGTCCGAGAACACTGCCGTAACGCTTCAGAACAACACTGAGTCTGAAGTTCAGGTAGTAATCAACAAACACTACGAGTACTCGCGCCTTATCGAAGATATCGTGGGTGTCCAGTCCTTGGACAGCCTCCGTCGCTTCTACACCGAAGACGCTGGTTATGCCCTTGCCAAGCAGATTGATTCCGATCTGTTCGCACTCGGCAAGAGCCTTGGCGATGGTGATGGCTCCGACTGGACTCACAGTGCTTCGTACTTCATCGATGCCACCACCGGCCTGACGCTGTACGCAGAAGACACGGTAACCACCAGCGATGTATTCACTGATGCTGGCTTCCGTTCGCTGATCCAGTTGATGGATGATGCTGACGTACCGATGGACAACCGCGTCTTTGTAATCCCGCCCGCGCTCCGCAATGCCATCATGGGTATTGACCGCTATGTATCCAGCGACTTCGTAAACGGTCGTGGTGTACAGAATGGCAAGATCGGTGAGCTGTATGGCATCGACATCTACGTTACCAGCAACTGCCCTGAAGTAGAAACGGCAGCAGCCAACACCGCTGGTGACCGTTTGATTGCCGCCATGCTGATGCACAAGGACTCCCTGATCCTTGCAGAGCAGATGGGTGTTCGCAGCCAGACCCAGTACAAGCAGGAGTACCTGGCTAACCTCTACACCGCAGATACCCTCTATGGTGTGAAGGCGTACCGCCCTGACTCGGCATTCGTGCTGGTAGTCAACGACTAAGGATAGTCTGAAAAGCTGCACAGTCTTACTTACCTCAAAAGGGTATAGGGCTGTGCAGTCTTTTCTTAAGAGCCTCACGGGGTTTTTAGGAAAGGGGTTAGGCGAACTACGAGGGGTCTATGCCGTCAACAATCATTATCAAGAATAGTTCTACAGCAGCCGCTGTACCTTCTGCCGCTAACCTTGTCCAAGGCGAACTGGCAGTCAACGTCACTGACAAGCGCCTGTTCACTGAGAATGCGTCTGCCACTGTAGTAGAACTGGGTACTAATCCTTCTTCTGTTACTACAGGCAACATTACCTCCAGCGGTACTATCACAGGGGCTGTGACCTCCAGCAATGCTACTATCACTGGTGGTACTATCAATGGCACTACGGTAGGAGCTACAACTGCTACTACTGTCCGAGGCACCACAGTCACTGCCACCACTGGCTTCAGTGGAGACCTTACCGGCAACGTCACTGGTAACGTCACGGGTAATCTTACTGGTAATGTGACTGGGAATGTCACAGGAAACGTCACTGCTTCCTCTGGCACTACTACTCTTAATAACTTGGTAGTTAATGGTACTTTAGATTTTAATGGAGCTACGCTTTCTGACATTGGCGCTCCATCTGCCAGCACTGATGCAGCCACCAAGGGCTATGTAGATACTCAGGTCAGTAATCTGGTAGCCTCTGCTCCTGGTGCATTGGATACTCTTAACGAACTAGCCGCTGCACTCGGCAATGATGCTAGCTTTTCGACTACCGTAACCAATTCTCTTGCTGGGAAGTTAAGCCTGTCCGGCGGCACCATGACAGGTGCTATTGCAATGGGGACTAACAAGATCACTGGTCTTGGTACTCCTACTTCCAATACTGATGCCGCTACCAAAGCCTACGCTGACCTGATGCTGCCCCTAACGGGTGGTACGATGTCTGGTGCTATTGCAATGGGCACCAATAAGATCACAGGTGCTGGTGACCCTACTAATGCTCAAGATGTAGCTACAAAGAACTACATCGATACTTTGTTTGGTTCTACCACTGCCGCTGCTGCCTCCGCTGCTGCTGCTGCTACTTCAGCTTCTAACGCAGCTACTTCAGCCTCTAATGCAGCTACTTCAGCTTCTAACGCAGCCTCTAGTGCCTCTAGTGCCTCCAGTGCTGCTACGTCTGCTGCTAATAGTTATGATGCGTTTGATGATCGTTATTTGGGACAGAAATCCTCTGATCCCTCTGTAGACAATGATGGTAATGCTTTGCTGACAGGGGCTTTATATTTTAATACCTCTGACAATACCATGAAGGTCTATACAGGCTCTGCTTGGGCTAACGTAGCACCTACAGCTACTAGTATTAACTTAGCAACACAGACTACAGGGACGCTTGCTGTAGGTAGTGGAGGCACAGGAGCTACGACACTCACTGCCAACAACGTCATCCTTGGCAACGGCACAAGTGCTGTTCAGTTTGTGGCACCAGGCACTAGTGGTAATGTACTTACAAGTAATGGTACCACTTGGGCATCAACATCTATTGCAGCCGCTAGAAGCGGTTCCAATATATTTCTAGCTAATTCCTTCGGAGGATTCTAATCATGGCCGTTACAGCTACCCCCATCTTTACCCAGACCCCTAATGTTGGTGCGTTGAATGCTATTCTTTCGACCGCCATGACTAACACCAAAGCCTTTGATGGTACTGAGGCTACTGGTACTGCTATGGTGCTAGCGTTCACTGCTGGCGCTGATGGTTCTCGCCTGGATCAGGTTGTATGTCGATTGGCTTCTACCAACGGCGCTACTGCCTCTGGCACCTCGGCTGCCACCTTGGTTCGTTTTTGGATCAACAATGGCTCTGCCAATACGACAGCAGGCAACAACATCTTCCTTGGTGAAGTGGCTATCCCAGCTACCGCAGTAACGGCTCTGGGGACGTCTGCATTAACGACCTACTCTCTGACGCTGCCTGTGAATGGACTGAATCTCCCCGCGTCTTATCGTATTTACGCTGGCACTACGGTAGCTGCTGGCGGTACGAACATCGCTATTGCAGTAAGCGCATTCGGAGGCAACTACTAATGCCCCAGCTTCAGCGCACGGCGTTTAATTACGTCCCTAACGTTCCTACTCTTGATCTAACAAAAGGATTTACGGAAACGTCTGCCGTGGCTGCCGTAGCTGCGACAGGCACTATTAACTTTGACGTTAATCAGCAGTCGGTTCTGTACTACACCTCTAACGCATCCGCTAACTGGACATTGAACCTACGGGGCGACCAGTACACTAAACTGGATAACTTGATGTCGGTAGGCCAGGCGATTACCGTAGCTCATCTGGTGACGCAGGGGTCAACGGCCTATTACAACTCTGCCGTTCAGGTCGATGGTGTATCGGTGACTCCTAAGTATCAAGGCGGTACGGCATGGGCAGCAGGGAATGCCAGCGGTATTGATTCGTATGTGTATACGGTTATCAAGACGGGTAATGGCACGTTTACTGTGTTGGCTTCCCAGACTCAATTCAAATAAGAGACAACGATGCCCGTCACCACCACCAAAGCTGCTGCATCTTCCCAAGGTTACGGGGAATTCACTGCCTCTGCGCCTAAAGTGTATATCGAGGATGTGTTCTCGACGTATCTCTATACCGGCAACGGCTCTACGCAGACCATCACCAACGGGATTGATCTAGCCGGTAAAGGCGGGATGGTTTGGTTAAAAAACAGAGAAACAGTATCTAATCACGACATTGAAGACACGCTCCGTGGCTCAACAAAAATACTTGCCTCAAATAGTACGATGGCACAACAGACCTATGGTGATTTAACTGCTTTCAATACTGATGGTTTTACGCTTGGATACAACAGTGGTAATAGTAATGATTCCGGTAGAAAAATCACCTCATGGACATTCCGCAAGCAGCCGAAGTTCTTTGATGTTGTGACTTATACGGGGAATGGACAAAATGATAGACAAGTTGCCCACAACCTTGGATCAACACCCGGTTGCATTATTGTCAAATGCCTAAGTTTTACTGGTGCTGGTGGTCCACAAAACTGGTCTGTTTATCATCGTAGTGTTTCACCATCACAAAGTTTGTTCCTAAACACAACTGCTGCGGCTGCAACAAATGATACTTTGTTTGGAACACCTACAAGCACTTATTTTGTTGTTAATCAGCCGGGTGGCGCAAACACACTTAACGCCAATGGCGACCAATACGTCGCCTACCTCTTCGCCCACGATGCAGGCGGCTTTGGCCTGTCTGGTACGGACAATGTTATTTCGTGTGGGTCGTTTACGACTGATGGTTCAACCAATGCCACAATTAACCTCGGATGGGAGCCTCAGTGGATTCTGACAAAAGATATAGGGGCTGCTGATGATTGGCGCGTTTCAGACAATATGCGCGGACTTGTTGGTATTGGTTCTGGCTCTTTGACAGCAAGACTTGTCCCAAATACATCAGGCGCAGAAAATTCTGCTACGGGTGATGTGAAAGTATTTGCTACAGGGGCAAACATTTCATTAAACGCAAGCCGCACCTACATCTACATCGCCATCCGCCGTGGCCCGATGAAGACGCCGACGAGTGGGACGAGTGTGTTTACGCCTATTGCAAGAACCGGAGATGGTTCGTCTAGCACAGTAGTAAATGTCGGATTTCCCACTGATTTATTCATGTTTAAGTGGAGAGCACTTGGTTATGGCTGGAAACAGCAGGATAGATTGCGCGGGTTTGTTCAGAAACTCGCATCTGATGCAACCAGCTCCGAATCAAATAGTGGTACTTACACGTTTGGAACTGTTGATAATACAGGATATACATACGGTTCAAACGCTGGCCTTACTGATGAGTTAAACGGCAGCGGTGTTACATCGGCAGTTTATGCTTTCCGTCGCGCCCCCGGCTTCTTTGATGTGGTGTGCTATACGGGTAATGGCCCCGGAACACAAGTTATTAGCCATAATCTTGGTGCTGCTCCGGAGTTAAGCATTTTTAAGTCTAGAAGCGGGGCAGGGGGGTGGACTGTTTACTATGGAGCAACTCAGTTTTTGCGTCTGAATGAAACTACCGCAGGGGCTACTGATGGAAACATTAGTCCTACTAGCACATCCGTCACTGTAAGTAGTTCTTTGGGATTGGGGTTTAATGCTTCTGGTGTTACCTACGTCGCCTACCTATTCGCCACCGTCGCTGGCGTCAGCAAAGTCGGCAGCTACACCGGATCAGGCACAACCAAGCAGATCGACTGCGGCTTCACTGGAGGCGCAAGGTTCGTCCTCATCAAGCGAACGGACACCACTGGCGACTGGTACGTTTACGACACCGCTCGGGGAATCGTGGCTGGTAACGACAGCTACCTCGTTTTGAACTCTACTGCAGCAGAAGTGACAACAACAGATTGGGTTGATACTTATAGTGCAGGCTTTGAGTTAAGTAGCGCCGCAGGCAACAATGTTAATATAAACGGGGCAAGTTACATTTTCCTGAGCGTGGCCTGATATGACCAAAGACAAATTCAGACAAGGGTACACTCGCAGCAAGGCAGATTCAAAACGTAGGGGGATTGATTTTCTATTTACGTTTGAAGAATGGAAGGCTTGGTGGATTGATACTGGGAAATGGGAGCTTCGTGGCAAGAAGGCTGGATGCTATCAGATGTGCCGCACAAATGATGTTGGCCCTTATGCGGTTTGGAACGTCTACTGCGACACGGTTGAAGCTAATAGCAGATTGCCTCATGCCGGAGCCAAGCGCGATGCAAAGTGGTCTGAGAAAATTGGCAACGCATTACGAGGAAAAACCAAGTCATTAGCTCATGCCAAGGCATTGGCTGCCGCGCATTTGGGTAAACGTTATGTGACTCCGGCTGGGGTTTTTGATACGTCTGGCGAATGCGAACAGGCTACTGGAGTAAAGCGCGCAACTGTTATGTGGCGCTGTAAAAACAACTTTCAGGGTCAATGGGCATACGCATAAGGAGCACCTATGGAAATCAGACTACGCAGTACAGGCGAGGTGATGCTGGAAGATCAGTTCCGGCGCTACCAGAAAGAGAATGGTGGCCCTACATGGGATCGCACTACCGATGAGGTCTTGGAAGCTCTGGGGGCTGATGTTGTCTTTGAAGGCGCACAGGCCACTGGCGGTACTGTTTATCAATACTCCATGCGTGCTGGTGTTGAGCAGGTTGATGGCAAGTGGTACACCAAGTACATCCTTGGCCCCGTCTTTGCCAACACTGAAGATGCTACGGCAGTAGAGCAGGAAGCGGCTTACAAGGCACAGAAGGATGCTGAGTTCGCAACCAATGCCAGGAACCAGCGAGACACCCTGCTGACGCAAACTGACTGGACACAAGTTGCTGATGCTCCTGTAGACAAAGCAGCATGGGCGGCCTACCGTCAAGCTCTGCGTGATGTCCCACAGCAGGCTGGATTCCCTGTAACAATCACTTGGCCTGAAAAACCGTAAGGAGTAGATCGTGGATTATCAGACCTTGTTTAATCTAGCTGTTACTGCTGCTGCCTTCTTTGGTGGTTGGACTCTGAATCGCATTTATATAGCGATTGATAGACTGGATAGTGATGTCAGAGACCTACCTGTCAAGTATGTTGGTAAGGATGATTATCGTAATGATCTTAAAGACATCAAAGAACAGCTAAGTAAGATCATAGATAAACTTGATGATAAAGCTGACAAGTAAATGCTTGATCCAGTCACTGCCTTTGCCACTGCCTCCGCAGCCTATAGCTTTGTTAAGAAGGCTGTAGAGGCTGGTAGAGAGATTGAGGATATAGGTGGTCAGTTAGGTACCTGGTTCTCTGCCTGTGCAGACCTGAAGCAAGCTGAAGAAGACTCAAGAGACCCTCCGTTATTTAAGAAGCTCTTACACAAAGGCAGTGTAGAGCAAGAAGCCGTAGAGAACTTGATGCGGCGAAAGAAGATCGAACAACAAGAGAAAGAACTTAGAGAGTTGATTGTCTATCGGTTTGGTGTTGATACCTACCGAGAGATGATGGAAGAACGTAGGCAGATCAGAAATAGCCGTGAGCGAGTAGCTGAGTTACAGCGAAAGAAGAAAGCTAAGATGTTTCAGAACATCATAGTTATTGGTTTGATAGTTGCCATCTTGGTTCTGCCAGTTGCTGTATCAATGTGGTTATTTGGGAGAAATGAATAATGCTGACCTTGCTATCCACCATTGCTTCTTTCTTGACTGGTGGTCTGCCTAAGTTGCTTGATTTGTTTAAAGACAGGGGCGACAAGAAGCATGAGTTGGAGATGATGCGTATCTCCATTGAGCGAGAGGCGTACATGGCTGAACGGGGCTATGTAGCTCAGCAGCGGATTGAGGAGATTAGGGCAGATGCTGCGATAGCTCAGACTATTGCTTCAGAAAGGCTGGCTCTGTACCAGCATGACACTGACATAGGCAAGGGCGCACCTAAGTGGGTCATTGGCTTACGGGCCTCGGTGCGGCCTGTAATTACTTACTGTATGTTCTTTATGCTGTGTTCAATCAATATGTTTGGTTGCTGGTATGCAGTACGTCAGGGAGTGTCATTCTACGATGCTATAACCCTATTGTGGGATGAGGAGACCCAGGCACTGTTCGCCTCCATCATAGCCTTCTGGTTCGGATCGCAGGCTTTTGCCAGTGCGCGTAAGTGAAGCAGGTAAGAAGTTCATCAAGGCATTTGAGGGAGTACACAAAAAGCCCTACCTATGCCCTGCCGTACTCTGGACTGTGGGTGTTGGTAGGGTTCTATACCCTGAGCAAGTTAAGTTAAAAGTAGTAGACCGCAAGAGCTATCCATTAAAGCCAGAACATAATAAAGAATGGTCAGATGAAGCTATTGATCTTTTGTTTGATGCGGATTTGCTTAGGTTTGAGAGCGGCATTCTTAGATTGTGTCCTGATAGCGTTACTAATCAAAACCAGTTCGATGCCTTGGCTTCCTTTGCCTTTAACTGCGGCCTCGGCGCTCTTGAAGCATCTACTCTTAGGAGACTTTATAACGCAGGGGATATAGAAGGAGCTGCTGTTGAGTTCCTCAAGTGGAATAAGGGCGGTGGCCGTGTACTACCCGGTCTGACCAGAAGACGACAGGCTGAAATGCAATTGATGCTGCAATGACTACAATAGCCTACCGAGATGGTGTTATAGCGTTTGATTCCAGATTGTCAGAAGAAGATATGATTATTTCTGACACCTATGACAAGAGTTACAAAGAAGATGGTTTGAATATCTTCTTCGCAGGTAATGTTGTACTGGTGCCTATGCTGGTGGAGTTCATAGTCAACGGTAGCCAGATAGAGATGCCTGGAGAGCTTGAGGCTCTTGTGTGGATGGACAATGAACTACTATGGGCTTGTCTGTCTGATGGGTACTACTACAAGTTACCTATCAAACTAGACACCTGCTTCGCCATCGGCTCTGGCAAGCCCCATGCCTACACAGCAATGGACATGGGTGCTGATGCGACATTGGCTGTGAAGATGGCAATGCGCAGGGATAAGAACACTGGCGGTCTTATTAACTCCTTTCGATTGTAGGAATTATTGGAATGGCTGACGAAGACAATAACTTTGATTTTGGTAGGGCCTATAATACCGCACTAGCAGTTGCTGATTTGGCTAATGCTGTAACGCAGCCTATGTTTTTGCCCGTTCTGTACGCTGCTGGGGGCGCACAAGATGCTGTAGCCCCCGGTGGTTTATTTGATCCTGTATCTATTCTTCTCAAGGGTGTTGGGCCACTACAGGGAATCTTTGGCATTGCTGGGCCTTCTCAGTTCGATGAGAACACCATGTATGGGCGGCCTTACCCGATGCCTGGAACACTAGGGTCTCAGAATCCCTTTGGTGTACAGAGTCCCTCTGCTGATGTCCAACAGGTATTGAGTGACTACATTCTCCAGAATCCTGACTTGTTAGCCGCTTACACAGGCGGTGGTTTAATGAGCGGACTGCCTTCTGAACAGGCCCAAGTTACTACTGGTGGTAAGACTCCGCAGCAGTACCAAGAGATACCTGCCGCTGAAGGTAATGCACAATCTCAAGATGTTGTTGAGGGCACTTATACAACGCAGGATGGCACTATCTGGGCTTATGATGTCTTTGGAAAGAAGTGGAAGGTTTATGATCCTTCTGCTGGTGGAGGCGGTGGAAGCACTAGCAGCGCATCTACCAGCGCCAGTGAGAGCAGTACGCCAAGTGTAGATACAACCATCGTAGGGGGCGATTCAGACCTCATTAGAGGCCCTACAATCACTGCTGGTGACCTCGGAGGAGCTGCTACAGGGCCTCGACAGGTTCAGACCACTGGTAATGAATATGTGCGTCCTAATGAAAAGATCATTAGCCCTGGTGCTGAACTAGTCAGAATACATAATAACCCTGACGGGTCTAGTGTGCTTGTGTATAGCGATGGTGCTGAAGTATGGAATCCTAATGGTAAAAAGCCTGACTTTACTAAGTGGCCTACGACACCAACACCGGGAGCAGTCGCTGAGACACAACAGCCTACAGACTGGAATAAGATCATTGATGAGTGGTTAATCTTTAACCCTAATGCCACTAAAGAGCAGGCTAGGCAGGTTGGAGAGGCTGCTAATGTTCCTGCTGATATCCTGAATGCCAGAATAGAAGCTAGATTCCCATCAGCCACTGTAGCAACTGGCGGCACTGCAACCACCGGCGACACAGGCGGCACCGGAGGAACTGGAGGCACTGGAGGCACAGGGGGTACAGCAGGCACCGGAGGCACAGGAGCCACTGGAGCCACCGGAGGTACAGGAGCCACTGGAGCCACTGGAGCCACTGGAGCCACCGGAGCTACTGGAGCCACCGGAGCCACCGGAGCCACCGGAGCCACTGGAGCCACTGGAGCCACTGGAGCCACTGGAGCCACTGGAGCCACTGGCTCACAAGGTGAGAGGGGCGCTACAGGCGCTCAAGGTGCCCAAGGATTACCAGGTAGAGATGCTACGCGAACCACTGATGGCTTGTTTGGTGCTGACCTATTTAAGTTCCAGCAGGAATACAGCTTAGTTGGTAACTTGTTAAGCTACGGCAATAGAGGGATGTTTCGATGACATATCTTGACCTGATTAACAAGGTGCTTAT